TGCGGCGTTGCATGTTGAAGGGGTGCAGAGGGTGGAACTGGCGCAGCCGCTGGCTGATATGGTGCTTGATGATTCTCAGGCGTCAAACTGCACTGGCTACATCATAACGGTTGGGGGGTACGATGAGTAAAACCCTACTGCCGCCCAGCGCGTCGCGCCTTGAACGTGTTGCCGCTCGCGTCTGCGCGTCTCTGGGGGAAGTGCGGGTACCTTTGCGTCAGCTCTGGGATCCGTATACCTGCCCGGTTGATTTGCTGCCCTATCTGGCATGGGCGTTTTCCGTTGACCGATGGGATGAAAACTGGCCCCAGGCAACGAAGCGTAAGGCCATTGCTGATGCGTATTACCTGCACCGCTACAAAGGCACCACCGGAGCCATGCGGCGGGTTGTAGAGCCATTTGGTTACTTCATTCGCGTTAACGAGTGGTGGAACATCGACACCGACCCCGGCACGTTTACGCTGGATATCGGTGTTGAAGATGAAGGCATCAGTGAGGAGACGTATCAGGAACTTGAGCGGCTGATTGCTGATGTTAAACCCTGTAGTCGCCACATGCTGGGCATGAGCCTGCACCTACAGACTACCGGCCCTTTTTATGTTGGCGCGTCTGCTTATTTGGGCGACACGCTGACGGTGTACCCCTATTTCCCCGAAACCATTTCGGTTGGCGGTGCGGAATATGTGGGCAGTGCAATTCATTTGATAGACACCGTGGAGATCACAACAAGTGGCAACTAAATATTATGCCCTGTTAACCAATGTTGGAGCCGCGAAACTGGCGAATGCCACGGCATTAGGTGAACAGGTTGAAATTACTCAAATGGCGGTAGGGGATGGCAACGGTGCACTACCGACGCCAAACCCTGCGCAAACCTCTCTTGTGCATGAGCTGCGCCGTGCGCCGCTTAATACGCTGAGTATTGACCCCGTTAACACCAACCAAATTATTGCCGAGCAGGTGATCCCGGAAGACGTGGGCGGGTGGTGGATCCGTGAAATTGGTCTGTATGACAGTGCGGGCGATTTGATCGCTATTGCTAACTGTGCGGAAACCTATAAGCCGTTGTTGCAGGAAGGCAGCGGGAGGGTGCAGGTGATCCGCGTTATTCTGATTGTCAGCAGTACCCAGGCTGTAACACTTAAGATTGATCCGTCTGTAGTGCTGGCTACCCGCCAGTATGTGGATGATTCGATTATTCAGGTCAAAGCTTATGCTGATCAGCAAATGGCGGCGCATGTTGCGGATAATGACCCGCACAAACAGTATGCGCCAAAAGAAAGCCCGGCGCTTACGGGTACTCCAACCGCCCCTACAGCAGCAGGTGAGACGAATAACACTCAGCTTGCAACTACGGCATTTGTGCAAGCCGCTCTTGCTGCGTTGGTTGGTTCTTCACCGGAGGCGCTGGATACGCTAAATGAACTGGCGGCGGCATTGGGCGATGATCCGAATTTTGCTACAACAATGACGAATGCGTTGGCAGGAAAGCAACCGTTAGACAGTACTCTCACGGATTTATCTGGGAAATCTAGCGCGGATCTTCTCAAATACCTGGGTTTAGGAAGCGCGGCCAAAAAGGATGTGGGGACAGGGGCTGGTCAGATTCCTGACATGTCTGCATGGGGACAAATAAACAACGTCAACGGATATGTAAAGTTACCGAACGGACGCATTTTTCAACAAGGCTCGGCACAAGTATCTGCGGCAGGGATAGTAACCGTAAGCTTCTCGATACCTTTCCCGACAGAATGTTATAGCGTACTCTGTACAGAACGTAATAATTTAACTCATGCCAGCATAATCAATTGTGGAAATATCACCCGCACGGGGTTTGGTTGTCGTGGGTTTGGCGTTTCTGACGTTCCACAAGATGCATTAGTAAGTTGGTTTGCGGTCGGAGTTTAATTATGAAATATTCATTTAGTGCATTAGATAATTCTTTTTATCCCTATGAGCTTCGCGAAGATTACGATGCCTCCGGTACATGGCCGCGAGACGGTGTTGACGTTGATGAAGCTGTATTCTCTGAGTTCACAGCTCCCGCGCCATCTGGAAAGCAGCGGGGAGCTGACAACAATGGTTATCCCGCATGGATTGATATCCCGCCTTTGACTCATGAACAACTTATCGAACAATCCGAGGTTGAGAAACAGTCAAAAATCAATGCAGCGAATGATCATATGAGTAGTAAGCAATGGCCGGGCAAAGCAGCCATTGGCCGCTTAAAAGGGGATGAATTAGCGCAATATAATCGCTGGCTGGACTATTTGGATGTACTGGAAGCCATAGACACATCGAAAGCTCCGAATATCACCTGGCCAGATAAACCAAGCAAATAGTCATTTATAACTGTGTTGGCCAGCGCATCGAGGACAGATAGAAATGACTGTACTGCAGCTAAAGCGGGCAAGATGCCCGCTTTAATTTTATAGGGATAAGTCTGACTGAATCGCCGACATAAAATCACTGTTCGTCACTTCCGCCAGCTTCTCACGAATATCTTCGCTCACCCGTTTCAGGCTCAGCATAAAATCAATTTTCCGCGCCTTACCATCCGAAAAAAACTCCGCCCGGTTCTGCGTCAGTCCATCGATCACATACATTCCGTAAATCCGGCCGGTGCCTTCAATCAGGGGCCAGGCTCTGCCGGTATAGGCCATCGTCTCCAGCGTAATTAGCGATACGTCGCCGCCGCTGATTTCGGGGTACAAGGTGCCGGAGAGAGTGATCGGCTCTTCATCTGGCCCGATGTACTGATAGCGCGGGGATTTCCCCACGCGATCGTTTTTGACATGCCGCCATGTATTTGCCTGGTTTGCCGTTTGGTAAGGCGTGGTTTGCAGGGCAAACGGGAACATGCCTAATATCATCATCATGGTTTAACCCCTTATCCGTGATCGGTCAGTTGCGAGCGTTTACGCCGTGCGGCCTGTTGCTGGGCAACGGTGAACTCTTCGCGGATGCGCTGAACAAGTTTTTGCTCATCCATTTTACCCGCGTCGTTGATATTGATTTGAAAGTTAAACACGTCGCCGCCAGGCACCAGCGCCGCCACGGATGCCGCAGACGGAACGGCAGAGACTGGCGAACGGGCGGCAGACTGTTGAACGCTGTACGGCATCACCGAAGAAAACAGCGCGCCGGCCTGTTGCTGCATCCATGCCGTGAGAGATGGCACCTGCCGCTGAGCCTGTTGCACCGGTTCGGAATAACCACCGCGGATCGGAATGTATGGCAGCTTATTCTTGAAGACGATTTCGCCGGGGCCGTCTTTCTTCTCTGCCGTGTTGCTGGCGATTTTATCCAGACTGCCGCTGATCTTCGGCGCGAGGTTCGCCGGGCCTTTCAGGTTATTAACAAGCGCCTGCTGCTGCTGGCTCTGTTCCGTTTTCCGCTTCTGTTCCTTTTTCTCTTCTTCTTTTTTCCCCTGAGCGGTGACAGCTTTCAGATCTCCCGCGAGCGTATCCGCCAGGCCGGTGAGTTTCTTCTCTGTGTTTAACTGGTCAACTGCTTTTTTGGCTCGTTCCGCCTGGTCAGGGATTAGGCCCAGCTTTTCCAGTACCAGATCCAGACCCTTCCAGAGTTGTTCAACCGGCCATAAAACCAGAGAAATAGCCCCACCAACAATGTTGCCGAAGCTTTCCCCTGCACTGGTGCAGGATTTTAGCGCCTCAGTGGAGAACTGGATCGGCTCAAACAGTTTGGTGAACCAGCCCCAAACGGTGCTGAGCGCGGAGCCGATAGCGTCGAACATCGGTACCAGCGGCGAAAATACGGAAGAGACAATCGAAAAGAGCGGCTGTAAGCCATTCATCAACCCGGTAAAGAAACCGCTGAAAAAAGCCTTGATAGGTTGCCAGAATTGAATGATCCCAATGGCGACGGCGGCAAAGAGGGCAATAAGACCCCATACCGGGGCAGAGATGCCCGCCAGCAGCGTGATCAATGGGCCAAAGACGGCGCGCCCAGCAGTTAGCAACGCCTGCATGGGTGAGCCTGCCAACCATGTGAACGCGCTACCAAGACGGGTAATTCCGCTTATCACTGATGCAATTCCACCGCCACCGGTTAGCATGGTGAAACTGAGGCGTACAAGCGCCATCGGGCCGAGAATGGCACCGAGGGCCAACGTTAACGAACCCACAGCCACCAGTATTGCGCCAATCGCGGCGACGGTTTTCATGATGGCGGCAACCAGTGCAGGGTTGGCCTCAATCCAGCCGCGTACTGATTTGAGAACTCCGTCAATCGACTTCATGATCCCCATTAATACAGTGCGTTGAGATTCGCCTAATGCACTGAAAATATTTGAGAAACCTGTTTTGGTAATCTGGGCTTGGGAGGAAAGAGAATCTTTATCAATATCAGACTCTCGTTTCATTGAGCCTTTGGAAGCAACACCGTGCGTAAGCTCCAGTTGTCTGCGCAGTTCTGGTAGGTTGTTAGCAACTTTTGAAACCGCCATTGCATACTCGTCCCCAAAGAGCTGAGTAAGTACGTTAAGTTGCTTATCCGGCTCCAGCTTTTTGGTGGCTTCCATTACCGCCATAATGGTGCCCATGGCGTCTTTTGCCATGTTCTTCTGTACCTTCCCAGCGTTTAGCCCCAGCGCGTCCAGCCCTTCCATAAACCGATCGGGCTGCACCATCGCGTTACCCAGCTCCCGCACCATTGCTTTGACAGCGGTACCCGCTGTTTCTGATTGCTCACCCAGCGTTAAAAAGGTAGAGCCTAAAGCGGCGGCATTCTGATAGCCGAGCTGATCGGCAGCACCACCCACGCGCTGCAACACCTCGATAATATCAGACCCTTTTGAGGTGGCGTTGTCGTCTAAATAGTTGATGACGTCGCCCAACTTACCGATATCCTGAATAGGGATTTTGTACAGCCCGGCAATTTTACCCAGACTTTCCGACAGTTGATCGGCGGGAAGTTCAAACGCTTTTGAGGCCATGGCGGCAGTGTTGGCAAAGGTAAGTAAATCCTGTTTTTGCTTCTGCCATGGATCATCACTGTTCGCCACGCCCATACGTGCGCCACCCTCGACCAGCGCGGCATAGTCAACAGCGCCATTTGGCATAGGTAGCTTTTCGGCTGCATCCTTAATGGCTTTTTCCATTTCATCGTACTGAGCTGTACGATTGCCGCCACCATCTCGCAAGTCGTTAACCTGTTTGGAAACGCCCTTCATGGCGTCTTCAAGGCTGCTGTAACTTTTGATGGCGGCGGCAACAGGAGCCAGAACAGCCGCACCAGTTGCGGCGGTCTTCATGCCTCCGCCCATCATTTTGCTGCCCGTTTCCTGCGCCCGCGAGTAACGAGCTTGCGCCTGCGTAACGCTGGCTAACCGGCGTTGCTGCTCTGCCAACTGGCGGTTGTAAAGTTCGGTGCGTTGCCGGATTTGATCGGTTGCCCGGCTACTGCTGTTAATCGCGATACCTTCGCGATAAAACGCCGCACGGAGCTGATTGAGTTGGTTTTGTTCACCCTGCTGCTGTTGGATTAGCTGCCGGATGGCTGCGCGCTGCTGGTTGAGAGCCGTGACTTGTTCAGCGCTGCGCTGGCGTAACGGCCCAAATTCTGCCGCCATTTCGCGCGCTTTTGCTTTGGCTTCTGCCAGTGAATTAGTGGTTTTTTTATTGGCGGCGGTGATCCGGTCAAAGCTTGATGCTGAGCGCTCAAGCCCTTTGATGCTGGATTTAGTCTGATTGATCTGAGAAGCCAACGCGGCGGCACTTTGGCGCGCCGCGTTAACCGGGTTTGACATGTTATTAAGGGCGCTGAAAGCTACCTTGATGCTTAAATTGCGGTCTGCCATTTAGTGATCTCCGCCACTGCGCGCGGCGGCTTGATCACGCCATAACAGAAGTTCCTCTACCGTCATGGCGTCCATCTCCGCTGGTCGCCAGTGGAAAATGACGGCGATATCCGCCATTAAGTTTTCTATGCGTTCGCAGGGGCATTTGATGATGCGTTGCCCGTATCCGTCTCGCTCTGATCCGAAGGAGGCTGCAAAAAATCAACCACCGCATTGGCAAGTTGGCAAAAATCCCACGTATCCATGCGTGCGATTTCGTCAGCGGTTAATGCCGGAGCAGTGACGCGCGGTAGCAGAACAATCAGCGCATCATAGTTTGAAGTCAGGACGTCATAGACTTTCAAACCACGAAGCGATCCGGCCTGCTTTAATACTGACGTGATCGTGATTTCAGTGATCTCTGTCTTGCCGCGAACGATTGGCGTAGTGAGCTGGACGTCTTCTTTTTGGGTTGCTTTGGTCATGGTGCGTTAATTCCTTATAAGCCAATGTTAGCGCGGTGTTTTTCCATCATGTCAGCGCCGCCAACTTTGTAGATCATATTGAGAACATCAACTTCAATAATTTCTTCACCGTTGATGGTCAGCTTGTAATAGGTATTTTTCAGGGTGTACTTATGAGAAGTATCATCCCCGGTTTTAGACGTGCCGGGATCCATCTCTGTGAAGCGCCCGCGCGTCTGGATTTCAACGGGTACCGCTTCGCCGGTTGAATCATCCTGGTAAGAACCGGCATAACGGGTCTGCATACCATCGGCAGTCGCAATACCCCATTTTTTGATCAGTCCGGCATCAATACCACCCAGAGTGATATCCATATCCAGCGCACCGGCATCAAAACCGAGATCGACGGCAACAGAGCCAGGCATACCACCGGCCTGATAATCCTCTGTCTTCCGGGTTAACTTCGCCGGGGTGATCTCCGGCACCATGCCGAAATAGTTATCCCCGTCAAAGAACATGTTGAAGTATTTGAGTTTTCTAGGCAGAGCCATATACGCCCCCGGTTAGTTATTCACTGCGCTGGAAAACGTAGCGAAGTATTCATCAGTAAACTCCTGCACCAGGCTGAGATTTTCCAGCGGTGGAACAGGCGTGTAGTTGTATTTGATGGTGAGCTGCCCGTTGCGCAGCGTTTCGCTGGTATTCGGTTCAGGATCGTACCAACAGCGTGCGCCCAGCAATTTGCCAGCGGTCACATAGGACGTCAGTTTACGGTTGATACCGTCAACGATATCTTTCACCAAGGACGGGGTGAGCGGCTTATCAATATAGGAGAAGTGAGCTTCTGCCACGGTATCCGCCACAATTTGAGCGGTACGGGTATAGCTCTCAAAGATGTAGGTTTCTTCGTCGCAGGTACGCGATCCCCAGATGCGAAAGCCGTCCTGTTTGATCAGGGTGGTGACGCCTGCCGCGTTCAGCTCGTCCGCATCGGTGTCGGTGCCCTGTAATGTGAAATAGATATCGCGATCCATCCCCAGCACGTTATTTACCGGCACGTTAGAAATAGTTTTGTGCCACCCCTGCGTTGCGTCGATTTTGGCGCGCATCCCTACCGCATGAGCACCCACCGGCACGGTGGCGTTTACCCCTGCGTTGGTGTCGTAGCAGATGAAGTTAGGCCAGATAACCATCATTTCACGCTGGGCAAAATTCTCGCGGTACTCCTTCGCCTCCGCGATGGTGTTACAGTCATTTGCGGACACGTAAGCAAAGGCACGCAGCTTCTCAGCGATAACGCCGAGTTGTGCCGCCACTGGCTGAGTATCAAGGCCAGGAACAGCCAGCACTCGCGGACGCACACCAACGCGCATTTCAGCCGATAAAAGCGCATACATGCCGGTAAACAAACCGGTAGTTGGGTCAGTACCGCCAATAACAAGCTGATCCTGTGTTGGAGAGGTTTTCCCCTCGACCGGTGGGATTTTTGATGCATCAGCGACGCGGATCACAATGGTCTGCGGGCTGGCCTGGTCTGAAATAGCTTTCAGGGTGGTAAACAGGGTGCCGGTTTTGCCTGCCTTGCCCAGCATGTTAGCCACGCGGGTAATGAGTACAGGGGTATCCAGCGGGAAAGCGTCTTCATCTGCATCGTCAGCAATACAAACGACGCCGATAACCGCCGAATCTATATCGGTGATCATCGTGCTTAGATCGGTGGTTTCTGTGACGGTTACGCCATGATGGTAATTTGTGGCCATGTAGTTGCCTCGCCAGTCAATGATTGCCACTTATCATTGCGACAATTGCCAGCCTGTGCGAGGCGTTAACATTGTCAGCAGACCGCAACAAC